AAAATTATTTTATCAATCTTTCATTATGAATGAGGACATTACAGCCAATCTGTACAATATAGTTACGATCCAAAACATTGACAATGAGCCATTCGAGTTTGCACACAACAGTACACCGTACCTACTTTTAGCAGGAGAGGTAAAGAATTTCCCGAAGTTCATTGCGGATTTGGCGGTGAAACACTTGATTGATAGAATGCTCGAAAAGCAAGACCATACAGGAAAGAGTATGGCGAATGCAGCGTTGAGGGCTGAATTGGCAAGTAAAATAGTTCGTAGAGAGGAGAAGTACACACGACCTGAAAATCCATCTGATGCAGAAGTTGTTGCAAATATGAATCCAAAGTCCGATTTAGACAAGGCGCTTGAGAAACAGCCGGAAGGTAAAGACGATACTGAGAAATTTGAGGGGCTTAAACAGCCGAAAATAAGTACGAAGGCTGGGCTGATTGAATACGCTAAAAACGTACTCGGTATGAATGTAGATGACCCAAAGACAAAGGAATCGTTTGAGAAAATGACATTTTTGCAGTTGAAGAAAGAATTAGATTATAAGGAGGAGTAAACATGGCAGAGGAAGTAGTTGTACCAGTTGAGGGACAGACGGCACCCGTTGTACCGGCAAAGTTAGAGCCAAGTGATGAGTTACCGGGAGTTGTTGCGGATACGCAAACAGCGCCAGTTCCAGAAACACCCCAGACAGAACAAACAACAGAATCGACAGAAGAACCGTTTATGCAGTTCAAGACACAGGCGGAGTACGATGCATGGGCTGAAGCGGAACGACAGAAACTGTTACCCCAAGAGGAAAACACCGAGGATGAACCATTGTTTTCGGGAGTTGACGAGTTCGGCAACCCTGCACCGAAGGACTGGAAAGAGGTCATTGATGTGGCTAAGAGGGAGCTTTCCAAAGAGCAAGAAACGAAAGCCAAGAAGTATTCTGAAACACAATCCCAATTTGACCAACAGTATGAATCATTTGCAAGGTCAAGTGGATTGCCCTCGCTTTCTACCCCGGAAGGACAAGAACTTAACAAGCAAATCACTCAATTCGGTGTAAAGTACAATCAGACCTCAATTACCGCAGCAGCAGAACTATGGAAGGTCGTACCGAAAGAACAAGGAGGTGGATTGAATTATACCGCACCAAAGCCAGTGTCAAGTTCCAATCCAAACAGGGCTGTTTCTGCAAAGATTGGTGGAGGGAGTGGTTCGGCGACACCAAACAAACAGGGTAGAAGCTACGCAGAATTACACAACAAAGACATTGATACCTTAATTCAAGAGGAGTTAGGTGAACTCTAAAAAGAAGGATACAGTCAGCCCACAAGAGGCAATTGACAAGGAATTTGCCAATCGTGTCGAGCAAATGAAGAAGGATTTGATTGAGGCAAGCAACAAGAACATGGTCGAGATTGTTCCGATTCTTGATTACAAAAACAACGGCATTAAACCGATATTTGGGTTTGCTGATGCTAAACAGAAGTATGAACAGAAGCCACCTGTACTAGAAACATAGTAGGGTTTGGTGTTAGAATAGACTAATGTTTTTATCTTTCACTGGTCTCAAAACGCAATGTGCTGATTTAACGTCAGATAATTCCACAGAATCAGCGACATTCTTTGCAACTAATATCAACATAGGGTTAGGAATACTTGAATCCGAACTCGGATCTTTCTATACCGAGGAAACTGACACAATAACTACAACGGCTGATGAGGACACTTATGCACTACCTGTAAACTTTATTCGGTTAAAGAGTGCGTATATTACACTAGGAACATACAACTACCCAATGGAAGAGGTATTCGAGGAAGATGAGTGGCAAATGTACAAAAGACAAACACAACCATCAAATATACTCACAAAGATTTTCGTAACACGGGACAATGTAGAGGTATTCCCAACTCCATCTGACGACGATTTGGTCATAACTATCAAATTTGAGGCTGGGGGTAGGGAATTGACCGCAGAGGATTACACAACAGGAACAATCACCACCCTAGCAAATGGAAGTACCGCCTTGACAGCAAGTGGCACGACATTTACTTCCTCAATGGTTGGCAGGTACATTTACCTACCAGACGGCAACTGGTACAAAATTAGTGCGTTTTTGACCACGACAACACTAACCCTTGCAAAAGCCTATGAGGGAGTATCTATCACGGCAGGTACAGAAACCTTTAAGATTGGCGAATGTCCTAGAACTCCACCGGCAACACACCATATTCCGGCACTTTACGCAGTGTGGCAGTATTACGAGGGATACAAAAAGGACACAAGTAACGCCGAATTGTACAAATCTCGTTTTGAGCAAGAACTAAAACGAGCTAAGGCAACGTATGGGCGTAGGTACTCGACACGGTACATTCTAGGTAAAAGAGTTCTAAGAGTGCCGATAAACCCAAACAATTATCCTAGTGGTATGACATAGCATGGCAAAATCACCTATAGAGTTCAGCAGAATAATAGGTGGGATTGCCGATTACGACAAAGAATCGGTCATTCCCGATAGTGTTGCGTTTATCCGTTGTGTAGACTATAGGTCAAATCCAAGACGGTGGACTTTACTGCCGAAAGCACAAAAAGAGTCTGGTACAGTGGTTGTTGATTTGCCAAAGTGGGGCGAGCGGGTAGTAGACGATGTGTATGTGTACGGTGATGCGGGTTCTATTTACAAGCGCACACTTTCTGGGTCGGTTTCCCTAGAACGTACGGTGTCTGGATCTCACGGCAACGGATTGAGATACTACGGTGAAGATGGTTTTTTGTACTACTCGACGGATACGACGATTGGAAGGCTGGGACAGTTTCCCAATGGTACACTTGCGTATGCCGACGATTTTCTCGGCGCCGAGGGAGGTGTACCTCTTAATACGTACTCTTTGGACTTAGAGGCTGCATCTAGTCAGTATGCGACTGGGGCTGATTCGGCAAGCCTTTCACAAACGGGAGACATAACCATCGAAGCTAACGTGAAATTTGAATCACTACCAGCTGCTGGAAGTGAAATGGTATTACTCAGTAAATGGGATGAGAACAGTGCCGAAAGAAGCTATAAGATGACAGTATCTACCGTGTCAGGATACTTTGGCGACGGTTCCGATGGCGCATTGACGGTCGCTACCAATACTACCGAGGCACCTATTGATTCGTCTGCCGATGGGACATCTGGTGCGTATACTCTAACAGCTACCAATGCATCTTTTGCAGCCGGGCAGATCGTCATGATACATCAAACAAGAGGGTTAGGGGCAGGGACTTGGCAGAGGAATGTTATATCGTCATACACTGCGGGAACAATCACACTACAAAATGCATTGAATTTTTCATACAACACATCCGGTGACGATGCAGCACAAGTACGAGTTCTTAAACAGTATACCGACGTAACGATAAATACAGGCATCACATACTCCGCAAAGGCGTGGGACGGAACTGTGGGCGGAATTATAGCGTTTGTAGCAAATGGGACTATCACAATTACAGGCACATTGTCAGCCGCAGGTACAAACGCAAGTACATCATCAGTCGCAGACGGTGCTACACTTGCAGGTGCAACAGGCGGTGGGTTCAGGGGGGGAACGCTTAGAACGTAATGGCTACCATAACGGGTTCGGTGTCAACAAACAGTACAAGGTACTCATACTACCTTGTTTGGTCTGAGTCGGAAATTAACTCGGTTGCAAACACATCAAAGGTCACCTGTAGTGTTTACGTCAAGAAAATATCATCATACTCTACGGAAGGGTCTGGTAACTCAAACACGCTTTACATTGACGGCACTGCGTTTACGACCTCAGGGCTTTATATCGACATGAACCCGGAGACTACCCCTCGCCTCGTGGCTTCCGGGTCTAAGACCATCACCCACAATGCAGATGGGTCCAAAAGTATATCGGTTTCGTGTAGTGGATCACTTCCAACGGTTTACGGACCGACCAGCGGTTCTGTTTCCGGCACAATAACGCTTACTACGATAGTAGTAGGGTCTACGCAGTCAGATCAAGGCGAAGGAACTGGAGGGGCAGGTTCTTATGTATCGACTTCAAATGGGTCAGGTTCCGGGGGTGCGTATGTATCCGGGGCAACCTCCAAGAGTGGCTCTGGCGGGTCACATGCAACAGCAGGTGGTGAGGGCACCGGTGGTGGAGACCCGGGAGATATAGTTGGTTCGGCAGATTTAACAACAATGGTTTTTGGTGCGGGTGGGTCTGGTGCAGCCATGAATACGACAACTACCTCAACTTGTGCAAATGCTGCAAGTGGTGGCGGCATAGTGTTTGTTGCCGGGGTAGATGTGGTAGTTACTGGTTCCATAACTGCCGATGGGGGTGATGGTGCGAACGGTACTGATGATCTTGACGGAGGTGCGGGGGCAGGAGGTTCCGTTCTCATTAAAGCACAAACGGCAACATTAGGCGCAGGACTTATAACAGCAACAGGTGGCACTGCCGGAGGGGTAGGAGGGGCAGGTGGCGATGGGCGTATACACATAGACTATCTTACCTCCTACACCGGCACAACTAGCCCAACGATAACGGCATCACAGGATGCTACACTTACGGCAAATACAGAATACAAACTGAACCTGTTTACTTCGGATGATGGAACGAATATAGACACATACACAAAAGCACTTTTAGCGTTAAGTACAAACACTTGGAAACATTTAGCTGTAAGCGTCGATATATCGGCATCTACTACGACTTTCTATGAAGATGGTACGTCGATAGGTACGGCAACTGGCACATTAACGTCAATATACAATAGCACTGCACTGCTTGGAGTAGGTGCGGATTTTGATGGGGCTAGTGCAGCGAGAAGTTTTCTTGATGGTCTCATTGACGACATTAGGCTTTGGTCGGACATCCGTACTGCATCGGAAATATCAGCAAACAGGCAGGTGCAACTGGCGGGAACTGAGTCTAATTTAGTTGGGTATTGGTCTCTCAATAACGATGATGACGATGTTACCGCAAATAACAATGACCTCACACTGGCTGCTGCTCCAATATATTCAACCTCAGTTCCTTTTGCTGCTGCAACAACACGGCGGGATATCGATCAATCTGATTCATCAAGCGGACAGACATACGCCGTTCCAACTACTATATCGGAGGCTGCTGTCGGCAGACAATCGTTTGTTCCGGCAAAAGACCCGCAAAAATCTATAGCTGTTAATATAAGTGCAATCGGCACAACGGCAGACTGGACGCTAACAGTGCATGACACTTTGAACCGTGAAGTGGCGAGTAAGACCATAACAAATGCCAGCCTTAACACGGGAACATACGAATTTATATTTGACGATGTATGGACACCGATCATTGGCGTTACCTATCACTTCCATCTTACTGTTACAAACACAACAGGTACACCTGCTGTAGTGAGTGGTACAGCAAACGACCTAGAGACAGCTCAGTTTACGTCGTACTATCAGTTCTTAGTTACGGATTCAGACTTTCACCCAATCGCAAGTTGTCTTAACTTTATAGTAGTAGGAAACGGACGATATGTTGCTAAATGGGACGGGGCGACCTACGACCCGCACAGATTAACCTTCCCATCCGGCTGGAAAGTAAGGGTAATTGCGCCGTTCAGGGAATACACAGCGTTTGGGTGTTGGAAAGGAAGTGCTATTAATGATTACGATGAGGGAATTATATTCTTATGGGATGGTATTTCGGAAACTTATAACTACTATATAAATGTACCGGAAGGCGGAATTAACGCGATGTTTGGGGCGCAGGGAATACTTAATATAATTGCCGGTTACGGGGGTGACCTACTCCAATATCGTGGAGGTGATTCCGCAGAAACCGTCAAAACAATTACTAGAAACGGTGAACAGCTAGAAGTATATCCGGGTGCAGTTAGTATGTGGAAAACGCTATTACGAATCGGTGTTGGATCTACGGAAAGTGATACGTTAGAGCAGGGAGTATACACGTATGGATCGCAGAACAATAACTACCCGGATTCTCTTTCGTTTGATTACAGGATTTCTACGGGCAACTCACAGGGGAATACAATAAAAGTAGGTATGGTGTTGCCAGTGGGGGGGAGTCTTTTGGTCGGGTGGAAAGACAATGTGTCGTATGGAATTGACAGTATACCGGAAAGCTCCACGGTGTTTGGCGATGGATCAATAGACTTTATGATTCGTGATGAGGGTGGTGTTTGGAAAGAGAAGAAGATTGACCTAATTCGAGCCGATTTTGAGCCTCTAGTAACAGGGCAGACCATAGGTATTCAGTACAAGATAGACAGAAGTGATGCGTGGACAACAGAAGTAACAGAAAATACGGTAGGTAAGAAGAAACTTCGGGTGCAAGCGCCAAAGACTAGACACGTTGAATATCAGGTGAAGCTAAACATGAGAACAACGACTACTTCACCAGCAGTTCACGGTCTTACTGTAGTTGAGGACTTGAAAGCAGAGGAGGAAAATGTCTGACGAAGAAGTGAGGAAAATAGTAAGGGAGGAGCTGATGAAAGCCGATCGACGTATTTATCAGAATGACATTATACCCGGAGCAGTGAAGCGAAGGCATATTGACGGCACTATACTCACCGAGGGACTTTCTACAGACAGACCTACAGATGGTGGAGATGTGGGGGTGAAAGCATGGTTTTCTACAGATACAAGCATATTAAGCCTCTGGAACGATGCATGGATAGATGTGGGTAAGGAAATTCCTGACGGGGACATTGTAGGCACAACTGACACGCAAATATTAACCAACAAAACTCTCACGTCTCCGGTAATACAATTATGGGACGGATGGCAAGATGCCAACGAGACATGGACATACGCCTCAGCTACAACGATTACTGTCCCCTCTGGTGCAGCGTCTAAGTATCGGGTAGGAGATAAAGTAAAGCTTACCCAAACGACAGTAAAATATTTTTATATAACTGTCGTTACGGATACACTACTCACCGTGAGCGGTGGTACTGACTATACGGTTGCCAACGCAGCAATATCAGCGAATTATTTTACGCACGGTGGAGACCCAATGGCGTTTCCGCCCTATCTTAACTACACGCCGAATTGGACTACGGCAGGAACGGCACCTGCCTTAGGAAATGGAACACTTACCGGAAAGTTTTATATGCAAAACAAGTGGGTTTACGCTTCAATAAATCTAACGGCGGGCAGCACAACGACGTTCGGAACTGGGCTTTGGAAGTTCGACCTGCCTATAGCTGCGAGTGCTGTTTTTGCCTTGAGCGCAAGAGCAGATGATTCCGGCACGGCACCATACGTTATGGGAGCTTATACTTCTGGCTCCTACACATACCCCCTCTATGGCAACAACTACATCACAAATACCGCTCCATTTACATGGACTACTGGTGACCAAATAAGCGTTAGTGGAATGTATCTAAGTAACTTATAAACGTGCATAGAAAAACAAGTATAAATTAGGATATAATAAACAATGGCAACACTTCCTACATACCAAGTACAGACCGCGCAGCCGACAGCACCACAGAACGCTACGCCTCCACAGACGACTTTACCGAACAATTACGATGAGTTAGCGAAGGCACAGCCTTCCACGTTAGACTTTATGAAAAAGACTGATGAGGAACTTGGATTGCCACAACAGCAAAAGATAGCAGGAACGGTCAGAGAGCAGATCTACTCGCTAGAGGACCAATTAAAGCGTGTCGCACCAAACGTAGATGCTACTACGAAGCAATCTCTAGTAACACAGGCACAAAGAGAAAATATGATTAACGCAGCACAGCGACCTATACAAGAAAACTTAGCTACACAAGCAACTAATTTGGGTCGTATTACCGAGGGTATCACGGCGTTACAGGACAGGTCGGCACGGTTAACCGCAGGATTCACGGCAGACAGAGAATCGACACTCAATCTTGCATTACAGAAGATACAGCGTGGCGAACAACTATCGGATATAGAAATACAACAGGCGTTCGCTGCGAAACAAGCAGAGGACGAGTACAAGAGACAGGTTTCTATGGCGAAGACCGACTACTTACGTCAGCGTTCGTTGATTAAACTTGGTACAGATGAGAACATCAGGCAGTCGAAAGCAACTAGAGTGGGAAGTGGAAGCGTAACTTATACGCCGCAATGGGATACTGGCGGAGGACCTACTCCTACGCCGACACCAACACAGAGTACAGCAGCGTCAGCACCAAACTGGTCCGCCCCAGTATCATCGGGTGCAGTGAACTATCAAGGTCATATTTGGGTTCCGGAGGGAGATAATGGGTGGAAGTTTATTAGATAACGGTAAAACATTATGTCATGGAAAAAAGATAAAAACGGAATGGAAGTGTGGGTGAACGATGGAGCTACAGACCCAGAGGTAAAGCAGTCGAAACAGAAGGGGCAGACATTCGGACAACGTATTACACAAAATCTAGGGCTATTGGGTAAATCTGCGTTGGGTTTCGCAAAAAATGTTCCAAAGAGTGCCTTTAGGGCGGCAAAAGATATTGGTTCTGCAGCGGTGAATGTTTTCAATCCGAACATGGAAAAGAACACCGTAACAAATTTGGGACGACTTGGTTTAGGTTCAGCACAGCTTGCGTCAAGGGTCTTCACGGACAAGAAAGGTAATTATACGAAGTCTGAAGAGCAGGTAAGAAACGTCGGGAAATTCTACAAGAATAGGTATGGCGGTGTGCAAAACATAGCAAACACCATACACGATGACCCCATCGGTTGGGCGATGGATATGTCTATACTAGCAGGTGGGGCGGGTTCAGTTGCCGGGAAGGTCGGAACGGTTACAAAATCTGCGAAGTTAGCAAAGCTGGGGGGTGAACTTACAAGGGCAGGTGCCGTGATTGACCCATTGGCGCAGACCAGCAAACTCCTGTCCAAGGCAAAGGTCGGTCCAAAAATGGCGCAAAAAGGTGCAAGATTAGAAGAGATTGGTCAGCAGGTTTCGGCACGGCAAACAAAACTTACAGCAGCAGACCTCAAGAACTTCAAGAAGTCTACACAACAGGAACTCTCGAAAGTGGTAAATAAGTACAAATTAACTGGTAATACCAAACAAATAATAGAAAAGACGGATGACCTAATTGTACAAAAACAGGCACTATACGACTCTAAAGCGAGGAATAAGAATATAGAGGTAAATCCATCGGACTATACATCGATACTAAGAAAGGAAGCACGGGGAATGAGGGGTGGCATAAATCCAGCACAAGAAATGATAGCCGATGCGCTAGAGGCAAAAGCAAAAGCAATAGAGGATTTAGCACAAAAGAGTGGTAGAAAAACAGTTCCAGTTTCGGAAATCACGGATATTAAGTCGGATTTATATCGAGGAATAAAAGTAGAAAATCCACAGATAGCCGCAGCAAAAAGAGCTGAAGAAAAGGCGGGCGCATTGGCTATCGAGTATATTGACAACATTGTACCGGGTTCTGCATCCGTGGGTAAAGAATTACAGTCTTTGCGAAAGTTTCGTGAGCTAATGGGAAACAGGGAATATGCAGGACTGGTTGGTGGACTGGTCAAGCCATCAAAGATAGTAGAACAGTTGACAGGTTCACCACTAGCCTTTAGTGTCGCAGGTAAAACAATGTCTGGGATTGGTAAGGGACTACAATTTGCAGCGAAGACACCTGTAGGGGGTATTGCAAAAGCAGGGCAGATTGCATCGAGATTTTCTCCAGCAACACCGACAGTGGAGCAACCGCAAGAACAGACGCAGGAACAATCAGAATTGGCAGTACCAAGTGCAGGTGCTACGACTTCGGGTAGACTGTATAAGCCTGGCGAATCGGTGGATATGGGTGGGGGCAACGTAGAGACAGGATCACCAGCACAACAAAACCATTATATTACTGGTCATTCACCACAAGAAATATACCGTGAGATGATGAATGCGCACAACGCCGGAGATAATAAGACCGCATCATTCTTACGCCAGATGTACAACGATGAGTTGAAATACCAGAAAGAACTTAATCCGGCGGAAAAGCCGTTAAATGCGACTCAGATTCAATCAGTAAATAAGGCAAGAGCGGGTAATCGTGCCATGAGTACTATCAAGGAGAGGATTTACAAAGACGACGGAACACTCGATATGAATAAGATAAGGGCTACTGGTGTCGCAAAGGGTGCGTTGGGCATCGGGGATAGAACGCTTTATGCAGCACTACTTGACGCTGCTATGTCCTCGATTTATATACAATCGGGAGCCGCATTTAGTGAAAAGGAGTTGAAAGCAAGGGCAGAAGATTACCTATCGAACTTTTGGGGTAATGAGGATTCGGTCAGGTATCAGTTGAAATACTTGCAGGGATTATTTGACGACACAATGAGCCAAAAAGGAACATCAGAGGAACTTTACTTTAGTAACGGGCAGACCGCCTTTTAACCATGCAACCAACTATGGCAAACTTACAAAACGATATAACCGAAATTAAGAGTACAGTAAACTCGGTTGTCGATAATCAGAAAGTGTTATTTGATTCGCAGAGAAGGGTAGAGAGGGGGCTGTTTGGCTCGGCAGAGTTTCAAGAGGAAGGTTTAGTAGGTCAAGTTGCAAGGCACGAAAAGACGGTGCAGACAGTTAATACGATACTATCCAACGCAAGGTTTTTCTGGGCTATGATGGGGGTGCTTGGAGTTTCTTCGATAGCCTCACTAATAGATTTGGTGCAGAAAGTTCTAGCTAAATAGGGTGATTTGACAACGCTAAAAAGCTATACCACGTCCATTTATGGCAGTTGACACGTTTATGATTACCATGTAAGATGTTCATAGGGTAAATTAAAAAACGCAATAGTGAAAATAATCAGTAGTGCAAGAGGGGGAGGTAACAATCGGCAAGCAGTTTTTTGCGATTCTGCGTGTTCGACTACTTCTCCCTCTTGTGTTACTGAATATAAATTAAAGATCGCAAAAAATGGAAGCACGAGTAATACACACTAAGATATGGGCAGATGGATACTTTCACGGCTTGAAGCCAGAGGGTAAATTACTGTTTCTTTGGCTAGTTACAAATGAGTACATAGACGTACTGGGTGTTATTGAAGTACCTGTGGCTGTCATTGCACAGCAAACTGGTATCAATGCACGGGAAGTTGCAGAGTGGCTTGCGATGTTTGGGACGGACGGCAAGTTAAAGCTGTATGGTGATTACATATACGTTCGCAACGCATACAAGTATCAGACGTACTCTGGCATCAAAAACGCCAATCCGAAGCTGAGAACGATATTTGAGATGTCTGACGAGGTTATACTGTTCTTCGCAAAGGAAATTGGGCTTTGGATGTCAGAAATAGACTTAGATATAAAACCCTATAGAAGCAGTCCGAGCGAAAGCTATCAAAAGTTGGCAAAGTTCTTTGATAGGGTAGATAACAGGTATGCATACCTAACAGATACAGGTAAATATACCCCCATAAGTACCCCTATACATACCGCCCAGAAAACAGAAATAAGAAATAAGAAACCAGAAACCCAAATAGAGAAAGAAGAAATGGGAAATCAGAAACTGGAAATGTCTGAACACGCAAAGCAGTTGGTTGAAAGGTTGTTAAAGAAATCACATGAAATGAAAACTAAGGCGGAAGATATAGATAAGCTAATGGTAGACCCCGATGAAGTTGATTTCTAAAGAGGAAGAGCTGTTTAACTCACTAGCTGCGTTGCCAAAAACGGCTCAAAATCGAACGAGGGCAGACTTGATATACAAGTGTGACACTGCGTTTAGCAAACTGGTAAAAATGACAAATGGGGGATGTAAGAGGTGTGGTAGAACTACGGGGGTGTTTGACTGCTCGCATACGGTGTCGAAAACGTACATGATTTTACGTTGGGATATACGGAATGCCGAGAAGTTATGTAGAAATTGTCATAGTTGGTGGCACGACCATCCCGAAGCATCAGAAAGGTGGTATCGAGGAATTAAGCCACAAGAGTGGGAATGGTTACAGCGAGAAAAGTTGGTTGAACAGATGAGTTTGTCGGTTGGAGAACTGCAAGCGATTTACAAAGATTTATTGGAACGAATCAATATCATATCTAAATTAGGTTATAATTAAACATGAAAGACTTATGCTATCCGTTTGAGAAAAAGTGTAGGCTGACACTAGGATTCAAGGAAAAGGTTAAGTTAGCGAATGGTACTACGGTGCTTCATTCGGGCTACGATTTTGGAACTGTTGACCTAAAGAAAACACCAAACCTGTATGCAATTTGGGATGGTGAGTGTCTAGTCGCTACGGATAAGACGGCTGGAAATGCTGTATCCGTGTACAACTCGAAGGAAAACGCAAGCGACATAACGTGGCATATAAAAAAGGTACTTGTAAAAGCAGGGCAGAAAGTAAAGAAGGGCGATGCGATTGGGATACTGGGAAAGTCTGGTGTCTACGCAGAACACACCCACGTTCAATTCGAGAGGGGTAGGTCGGTTCGAGGGACTACGACAACAAACACGCTCGACCCCCAGCCATTCTTTGACCGCATGACGTTAAAATTGGATCAAAAACCGCCCGTAGTAGTTCCGCCAGTAGAAAGTACCGTTGTAATTCCAGAAAAGGTTTATCAGGCACTTTTGGCAAAGGAGCTAGACGATGCAAAAACCATAGAAGCGTTAAACAGTTTGCTGTCTACGAAAAACCTAGAGATAACCAAGCAAGAAGAAAAGACACAGATTGAGCAAGACCTAAAACATAAGTACCAAGACGGTTTATCAAACGTGGATTCATTACTCGGCGTGAGCTACGATATTAACACCGAATGGGACTTGCAAAGATACCGCTACGATGAGGTGCTACAGAAAATGCGGGAACTGGCTGCTAAAGAAGCGTTGTCTGGTCTGATTAGACGTTACGTTGAAAAAGTGAGAGAATTGTTAAATAAGTTCAAGAAGAAATAAGATGAAAAGTCCAATAGTAGAAAGCGCTTTAGAGTTTGCACGATTGGTATTATTTGCGGTTGTGGGTACATTACTCACACTGGGTGTCGATGTTGTGGCACGAGCGTTTGGGTACGATGTATCTAACGAACGAGTACTGATTGTAATCTCTCTTATCACGGCGATTCTCAAAGTTATTGACAAAGGATCTCACGTCGCAAACAAGAACGCAGGAAACGAGGTCAAAGGCATTGCCCCATTTTAGGTAACTTGCAGGGGACTTGACACTGTACTGTAGTGTGGTATACTTTAGTATAAATTAAACACATTACTTATGTCAGAGATACAAAATCTTGTCAGGACAACGGAAAGCCGAGTGGGTATTATGGTTGGTGCAGAAACCCTATACTTCGACTTCCGCAATCAGCATTTTATTGTTTCAGTAAAGGACTTCGCGCAACCAACATTTAAGGTGTTCTTAATCAGTGGCGAGTATTTAGATCCTGTTGACTACAAGATTATGCTTGAGTATTTACAAAGAGAAAGCGATGGCTGGGTAGACGACAGGGACGACACGATTAGAGATGATGTGAGAGATGAGGAGGGTGAATAAATGTACAAACTTCTTGAAACGGAATATCAACAAAAGGCACGATTGGCTAGACGAGATTGGCGACTGGCTAAGTTAATCGTGATTTTAACGCTTACTTTACTGGCGGTTGCAGTTGTATGGTTTATGGTTTGGTTCGCAAACCGTACGCAAGCTCTCGGAACGCCGTCAGGAGTTGTTGATGGGATTGCACGGAGGCAGTAGACACTGGGGCAGTTGTCTGCAAGGTTAAATACCGCCTCCGAATATGGGGCTACGCAGGGATATCCTGATAGTCAAGTTAAATAAGGCGAGGTCTGTCTAATAATAGGGCAGGGGGCGCATAAGTAACGTCCTATTTTACCGCCGAGGGGGGTGAAAGACCCCCAAGCCCCAAGAATAAATTATTAACAATTACTATGAAAAAACCAAAGTGTCGGATTTGCGGATACCCAATAAGATCAGATTATAGCCACATGGGGAGGTGGGATACCGATTGCTGTTGGTATTGCAATATGGCGTACTACAGTATAGACACGATACTGCTTGCAACGATGAACTTTTATCACGAGAAAGCAAAGAATAGAATACCAAATACATACCAAGAAATGATAGACAGGTATATAAAGTATAGAAGATTGCGAAAATGAAAAACTACGACAACTTTTTCAATACAACAAAATTATCAGGCAAAGATATGGTGCATGAAAGGTTTAATGCTAGTAGACAAGAGGATAAGATACTCAGATACTTCAAAGACAATCAGGGGGCTTTCAGTCCAGCGCACTTATGGGAGGTACTTTTCAAGAATGACGGCGTACCAATTACAAGTGTCCGCAGGGCGATTACGGGATTGACAAGTAAAGGTCTATTGGTAAAGACAGATAAAAAGGTAACGGGCGAGTACGGAAAAGCGAATTATTGTTGGAAGCTCGCAGGTGTTGCTGATGTGCAACAGCCGAAATTGATAGACTACGGAAGTGTCCCAGTAAGGGCGTGGTGACAGGGCTTGACACTACATTACAGTATGGTATGATTAGAGCAGAAAGATAAATTAAACGGATTACTTATGGAAGGAATTGCAGTACAGGTAGAGGAAAGCGATCTCGCGCTAGTAGCGAATAACCTACTTAATGGTAAACAGTTAAAACTCCTATTAGGAAAGACACCAGAACGATTTATCAAGCAACGCCCTGCAAAGGGTGGTGGCACTTGGGATTATGTATCGACTGCGTATGTGCAGAAGGTACTCAATATGGTGTTCGGGTGGAGATGGAGCTTCGAGATAGTGAAACAAGACATTACAGAACGACAAGTGGTTGTACAGGGCAGATTAACCTTTACGGTGGGCGATGAATCGTTTGCGAAAATGCAGTTTGGTCGAAAAGACATTATGTTTACTAAGGGTACAACACTACCAATGGATCTAGGTAACGACCTGAAGGCTGCTGCTTCTGACGCATTGAAAAAGTGTGCCAGTATGATTGGAATTGCGCAGGATATTTACGGCAAAGAGGACTTCAAGGATATTGAGGTGATACCAACTAAAGAAGAAAACGACGAGGAATCGAAGCGGATATTGGTACACATTATGACCAGTAAAGACGTGAATGACTTGAAAATGGTTGAAGACAATATAGAGAACGGACTTCTAAGAGTTGCCTACGATACTAAGCTGAAAGAATTGTCAAAATGAAGCAAATTGATTTTACAAATTACAAGTTTCGATGTTCAGCCATTGGAAAACTTATGACCAGCCCACGCAACAAGAGTGAAACCCTATCGGAAACGACCAAAACGTACCTAAAGGATTTGTGGATCAAAGAAGTCTATGGTCGTGAACGAGATTTTACGACTAAGGAAATGGAAAAGGGTACACGGCAAGAAGAAGTCGCCTTGACGATGGTAACGGACTATTTTGAGCAGACGACAGGCAAGAAAGGTATTCTTATTAAAAACAAGCGACAGCTCGAGAACGAGTGGATTACAGGCACACCAGACCTAACCGTACCGTTTGTGGGTGATATTAAGGTGTCTTGGGATTTACATACATTCCCGATGTTTGAAACCGAATGTCCCGAAGATAACTACTACTGGCAATTAGCGGTAGGGTACGCTTGGCTCATGGGGTTGAAAGACGGACAGACGGTAAAGCTGATTTATGTGCTACCAGACGCTCCCGAATATCAAATAGTGAAAGCTAAGAAGTTTAGCCCACTGTACGATATGAATCCCGACAGTGAGGAGTACATGGAGTTGGAGCAGAAAATTGAAGACGGGCTGACGTTTGGCGATATTCCGCTAAAAGAAAAAGTAAAGATATTTGAGATACCAGTCAACGAAGCGGATCGTGGGTTATTAAAGACTAGAATTGAAGAATCACGGAAGTATCTACAGGAACTACATAATATAAGAGGGTAACTAGCATGGCAAACATTGTATTAAAAGTGAAGCGACGGATTTCCGATATACTTGTTGACGTATGGGTGTGGCTAAACCCCGCTACACAGCTTTTTGTTAATGTCAAGTTTGTCGATAAGATTGCACAGCTGAATGGTGATGATAACTTCAGTGGGTGTATTTTTACGGATAGTTGGAATCCGAGAAAGTCGATTAAAAGAGAAGTAGATAATCTTACTAAGATATAGCATGGCAAAAGAAGCACTGACAAAGCAACAGAAGGTAAGTATTCTTGATTTAATGACTGTTCTAATGAGAAGAGAAGACGAATATGGTGATTCACTATTTGCCTACATCGAGCAACTTCTTTCCGAGTCCTACGAAAAGGGCAGAAAGGAAGGGTATGCGGAAGCACTACGAGTGGGAATTGGGTTACATAGGAATCATAAGAAGGTATTAGATAAGCTGGGCAGTAAATAATTTTATTTTACTTATATTATGAAAGACTTAATAGTTACGAAGAGCTACAAGGGACTAAAGAGCGTTGGTTGGCGATATGAGATTGAAGACTCGTTGGAAGCGACTGGTTCGATTACGGTTGACCTAGATAAGGGACTTTATGTAAGTGGGTCTATCGAAGCTGGTGGGTCTATCGAAGCTGGTGGGTCTATCAAAGCTGGTGGGTCTATCGAAGCTGGTGGGTCTATCGAAGCTGGTGGGTCTATCGAAGCTGGTGGGTATATCGAAGCTGGTGAGTATATCGAAGCTGGTGAGTCTTACGGTATACAAGCAGGGTTGCAGATAACCTGTAAGGGGTTGTTAAAGTTTGGATTAAAAGCATTTGCGGGTATTTATACATGGAGAGAAATAAGCGAAGATGAAAAGACTATAACTTGCGGAAGAAAAGAAGGTTATGGGGTAGTTGAGTACGGCATTTTGAAGGAGCTAGGTATGCCAGAAGACAACAAAAAGTCAGAACAGAAAGCTGTACTGCTCAAGAAGATAGAGGAGTTAAAGGTCGAGGTCGAGAAATTAGATAACGAGGAGAAGAATGTTGAATGAACTGATTGATAAAGAGTTAGGAAAAATAGAACAGCATTTATCTGTACTTAAAACCGCTTTGGGTGGGGAGTATTGGATAGTTGAGAATTTAGGAGGGTTGATTAACTCCATTGAACAGTTAATCGCACAGGCAGAGCAGAAGGCTGTTGGTAACATAAACCACAAAGCTATGTGTAAAGATATTTATGACTTGGTCACAAGAGGCGATGAGGTTTTTAACCTTACGGATTGTCATTTGGCGACAAGTGACCCAAAGGGATATACGGAGTGGACACAAGAAGAAGCGAAGAGAATGGCAGAAATACTTGGTAGGGTTTATTCTATAGTACACGGCTACGAAAGTGGTTGTTGTGCAGGCAAATACGAATTGCGTAAGTTGCAGGGCTTGGCAGAGGATAAGATTGGGGGAGAAACAGGGAAATGAAAATAGTATTTAGTGAAAGTTTTTACGAGAGTTTGGATAAGGTACTTCACCCTAGTATGCTTGAAAAAGTAAAAGACTTTTTTCGTGAGATAAAATGGTTTATACAAAGAGGAAAGAGGGGTTATGCCGACTGTGATGTTTGGGATTTTGATAGTTACCTTTCAAGAGTTATCGCTAACGGTGTTAGGGAACTGAAAGATGGAACTGGCTACCCTGCCGATTTAAGTGTACGAAAGTGGAATACAACTCTTGAAAAGATTGCGGTTGGATTTGAGGCACAGGTGAAACTTTCCGACTTTCCAACAAGAGAAGATGAGAAGAAATTACTAGTAAAAGCAAAAATCGGGATGGAGTTGTTTCAGAAGTACTTTAAGAGTTTATGGGATTAAACGCTAGGGAGTACAGTGGCTCTTTGATACAATAATATGCCGAGGGGACTGGACAACCCGACTAACCGAAAGGGGTGTTGATACAGGGTTCGATTCCCTGCCCTCGGCAAAGCACATTGAAAGGAGTAGAGGATTGATGGATAGGTAGTAAAAAACGGTATTAGGAAACGCTAACACCAGTTAGAAAAGTGGAGTAATTGACCACATAATGAATAACGGGGGCATACTAGCCCTTAGAAAGCACCTACTACCTATCCTTGAGCTCTTTACTCACGTTTGTCCAAACGGTAAATGGACACTAATTAAACTTATTTTTACTACAAATGACACTAGACGAAATGATTAGCGAAGAGCAAGAACTTCGTGCAAAGATTGCCAAGTTGGTAAAGAAAGCAGATAAACTGCGGGACACAATCAAGGAAAAGATTGCTCCATACGTTATAGAAAAAACGATAGAACGAGTTGTTGAGAGGGATAGATATGTCCCCTATCCATATCCTGTATATCCAACGTACCCGATTTACAGTAACCCCATTCAATGTATCGAGTATTGGTGCAGTACAAACAGCGTGGAGTTAAAAAGTGGGACTGATACGAATACACTATGCTCTATGCCTATTTAAACTTGAGTGGGGAAAAGTAGATAATTTTTGATGGGGTTTTTTATGGAATGGGAATATTATGTTATGGAAAGGACTTACGAAGACGTAGTTGGAAGTGCTATGTGTGAACTAGGTAATGACGGTTGGGAGTTTGTGTCGGCTATTGAAACGAAAGGTTACTACAAATACATATTCAAGCGACCTTTAGACACAGCCCCAGTATCCCCACCGAAGGAACGGGAAACTGATTTAGATAAGTGGATAAAGGCAAGGGGATTAGAAAAGTGCGAACACTGTGGTAACGAAAAACCAAAAGGTTTTCAGTGCGGTTGTACTATAAAAGTAGTAAAGGACACACCGAAGGAACAGGAAGTATCAAAAACACACTTTGAACCAGATAGGAGTATCTTTAATGCGTATAAGCCAGAAATACCCTCATATAATCCAATCGTCAAATGTAGTAGATGTAGTCGGGAATACGAGGTAAATAGTATGCGACCAGTTTGGAAGGAAAGCACCGATAAGCAAACAGTATGGAGTTGTAATGACTGTTTTAACTCCGAAGCCCCCATTGAGAGGATTGAGGAACTACAAGAGTTGCTACCGGAATACGAAGAAGACGACTTCCCACCAAAACCCTACTCAGAAGCGATTTACGTTACTAGAGAAGAGTACAATAAATTAGTGCGTGCGGTGAACCAGTTACGAGAGGATATGGATAAAGTAGGAAAAAAGTAATTTAATATAGTCGGCTATGGAGCTAGAACGAGAAAGCCTACAATCGAGATTTAGCCGATACATGAATTGGGGGGCGGATAAAGGGTGGAATGGAAGCGGTGGAGGGCAGGGGAAGTCTCCACGTCCCCCGGCAAAGATACAAGGGGGATTCTTTAGAAGAAAACAGGAAAAGGTAAGTGTCCGAAATAAGGTGCAGCAAGTACCGGTTTGGAAAAGAAATAAGATAAAAACGGGGGGATAATGAATCAAGTGGCAACATACATCTTTATTGGTACGAATATAATTGCAGGGGTGATGACGTTTAACTTACTGCGTAACAACTCGATCTCACATACAGTGCGAGGAGAAATAGTTACCGTCACGCCGACAGTAAGGGTTACGCCTACGCCAAAGCCGACGGAACACGTCAGCACACCGCCTATGGTATTTGATACTGAAAAGCGAGTAGAGAAATTCTTGAAAGCACGGTACAGCCCTATGAAAGCGAAAGACTTCATGGACGCAAGCCAAGAGTACGGAATAGACGTGAGGGTACTTGTGGCAATTGGGCAGTTAGAAAGTGGATCGGGCAAACACTGCTTCAGACCGTACAATGCGTTTGGACTTATGACGAAAAAAGAGTTTAAGTCGTATCGTGAGAGTATATTCTACCTAGCAGACCTTATATCTCGAAAATCTGATGGTGACGTGAACAGTATTGCATGGTGGTATAACCCCGGCAATCACAAGGAATGGGCGAAGAAAGTTAAAATAATTATGAGGGAAATATAACATGGAGGGTGATTTTGATTTACCAAAGATGGAAACACACGAGAAGTTGCTCATAGCTATGTTTATCTTTTCAATTCTGTTTGCGTTCTTCTGCGGTCGTTGGAGCACACTAGCACCAAAAGACGCTACTGTACCGCTACCGCCCGAAGTGAAAGGCGTTACTGCGACCCCAAAACAGCCCCTGTACGAGATTGTAGACTTGAAGTTGAATGATTTAGTGTCTACCGACTACTGGAGCCATGTAAACAGTGATGGCAAGACACTGCACGACAGAAGGTTAGAGGCAAACATACAAAAAGAAACTGGCGAGGTACTGGCTAAGGGGTACTGTACATTGCCAAAAGTGGTTGAAGCGTGGTTACAATCGCCGACGCATAAGGATATAATCGTTGATTATTGGGATAGTGCAGTTATACGTTTCGAGCGAGATGGTATGAATTGCTACTGGGTAGGGGAGTATATAAGATAAAGATTAAACTATGAGAGACGACCCACAAAAATACGAACTTATTCATACCGATCTGTCTATAAACGGACATCCGCTATTCCAAATACGTTCATTACGACGCTTTGAGGCACTCCGTATGTATGTCTTTGCTGGACAGTTGGGCGGATTTGTTTATGGAGAGCATAACCTTTCACAAAATGGACGTTCGTGGATAGGAGGTTACGCAAAGGTGATAGACGATGGTCAAGTTCTTGACGATGCGTTTGTTTCCGATCTTGCTATAGTTGCCGACAACGCAGTCGTGTATGGGCAATCCCAAGTATCAGGTAATGCCTTCGTCGGTGGGGACTCAAGGGTAGCCGATACTGCGGAAGTCAGACATGGCGCATATGTCCGTGGCAATGTAGCTATATTTGGGAACACCCGGGTACTCGGAGAATCCATAATAACCGAACCCGTCTGTTTAACCTCCGGTACGGTGTTAAGTACCGGGGCATTTGACGAGAAGTTGAAGAAAAGTAAGGTTGGTGGACTGTTATTGACCGGGTATGGAATAGAGTCCCAAGTAGTGGAAATCAAACAAAGCACGGGGTCGCCCGTCCTCGACACCTTGAAAGGCATGGAAAGACAAAAAAGCCAAGCTGGGGTTCTGTACACGGCAGGGTGGAATGCAGCGATAAGAGTCTTGGAACAAAGGTTGAGAGCTATTGAAGAAATAAAGTAATATATAGACGTTATGTTTGAAGAAGACCAGAAAATGAAAATGGATCGTGCTGCTGCGGTAGCATTGTTCGATGTCAACAAAAGACTCAAAGAGAAGGTTAAAGAGTTGCATAATAGCGGGCGAATGTCGCTATCGGAACTTATCAGAAAGTCAGGAGTCAGTGAATCGAAGGTGTTTACTTGGCTCAGGGGGGACCAGCAGTTGACGACATTCCCAATTATTTATAAGATTGCAAAGACAGTTAAAGTTAAAATAACCATCTAAAACATGAAAGCATCAAGAAAAGTAGTGATTTGCGAGCCGACTACACTAAATACCGCAAGTGGACTGGTAGTCGATGTCAATGACAAGGAGGCAAAAGTGCCAGAAATAGGCAAGGTTGTCGAGATTGGCGAGGGTAAGAAGCCCGTCGAGTTTAGTATTGGCGACATTATTGTGTACAGAAGGTACTCAGACAATCAGATACGAATCAAGGGCAAGATTTACAACTTTCTAGATTTTAAGGATATTTTAGCGGTATTACCGCAGGAATAATATGTTGCTATTGTATGTTTTTGGTATTTGGATAGCAGTCAGTGTCCTGCGATGGATACTCACATGGTTTGGTATTTACCTTGACTTCTGGCAGTCATTTTTTCTATGGCTGGTGCTAAGTGCCTTGTTCGGGAGCAAGGATAAATGACTACTCGCCTCTCTTTGTGAGGGCTTGAAGTCGTTGTTTGAGTGCGTCAACAAGTATTTGCGCTTCACCCTTCTGTTGTTTCATTCCCTTAATCGTAGGGGTTGAAGGATTACCAATCGCACCATCTTTAGGGGGTAATTGACCCGCTTGGGCTAAAGGATTCTGTACAGTAGGTGAATTAGCCACGTCAGCACCTATACCGGAACTAGAGTTTCCGAGTGAGGCGCGTTGTCTAAGCGATTCCAGTTGGAGGTTTATGTCAGGTGTTGAGTTCTGATTTGGATTCATAGATATAATAGTAACATGAGATGTAAAAATGTTCCATTGACAACTCTACGCCATAGGGCTACAATAGTACATGCCAACGGTGTTACGATGTCAAAACTGCGAGCAAGAATTTACTGTTAGCAATGACAGGAGACATACAGCCAGATATTGTTCTAGGCGGTGTGCGAATCTTGGCAGGATTGGTGCTGTGCCTTGGAACTATCGAGAAGAAAATTACAGGACGTTCATATGTGGCGAATGTGGGAAGGCTTTTCGAAAGTACGCATCCCCCTCATGTATAAAGTTAGGCAATTGTGGAAGGTACTGCTCTCAGAAGTGTTGTCTTGCCCACAATAGGTCGCTTGGCAACGAAAAGAGGGTTGAATCTTTAAGAAAAAGTAATGTTGGACCACTGAATAACAAGTGGAAAGGCGATAAAGCCGGCTATCACGCAATACATAAATGGATAAACTACTACAAAGGTAAGCCAATAGAGTGTAGCCGATGTGGTAAAAATGGTCCTGGTGTGGGATGGGCAAATATAGATCACAAATACAGAAGAAATGTAGACGACTACATCGCATTGTGTATGAGTTGTCATAAGAAACACGACTATGCAGCAGGCATAACGCCTATGGTTTGGGATTCGGGCAACAGCCACTTGAGAAGCAGGCGATAGACGACTTTTGTACAATATGGTAGTATAAGGAGATAAGATTAGAGGGCGCAACAGCTCCATTATTATGAAAACATCCAAAGATATTATTTTCGGTAAAAAGGCGCAGGAAAAGCTCTTAACGGGCGTTCATCTTCTTTATGAAACTGTTTGCACGACACTTTCACCCAAGGGGAACAACGTGGCTATTCAGAGGAATTGGGGAACACCCATTGTGGTTCACGATGGTGTTACGGTAGCGAAAGAAGTTAGAAGCACAGACAAGTTTGTACAGATGGGTATTGATATGGTGAAAGAAGCAGCACAAAAGACTAACGAGGAAGCAGGAGACGGGACGACTACCTCAACATTGTTAGCGTATGAAATTGTCAGTAGAGGCATGAAACTGAAGGAGAATGGGGTCAATCCAATGGTGTTGCGTGATGAGATATACCAAGCACTAGCGGACACAAAAGATGAACTAACAAAAATTAGCAAACCTGCAAAGACAGTATCAGAATTACAGCAAGTGGCGACCATTAGTTCAGCAAGCAAAGAAATTGGTGACATGGTAGGAAAGGCAGTGTTTGAGATGGGTATCGAGGGATTAGTTACCGTAGAAGAGTCAGGAAGCTATGAGACATATGTTGACAAGACTGACGGAATGAGTATCGCAAGAGGATTTAGTTCGCCGTACTTCATAACGGATCCAAACCGGAACGAAGCAGTAGTTAATAATCCCGTGATTATCATTACGGACAGAAACATTACCACACAGTTGGAGATAGTACCAATTATTGAGGCTATTGTAACAAAGGGGTTTAAGAACATAGTAATAGTTGGAGATGTAGGTGGTGTTGCGTTAAAGATTTTAGTAGCAAACAAGATGAACGGCACGATTAACTGTTTGGTCGTGAAACCACCCGGATACGGAGAGAATAAAATAGGGTTTTTGGAGGATATTGCTATTGTTACAGGGGGGAGGGTTGTTGCCAGCGACGCTGATATGGACGTGAATGATCTATCTTTCTTGGGTAAAGCGGATAAGGTCGTCGCCGATATGAAAGTCACAATGATTGTAGGGGGGAAAGGAAAGAGCGAGGACATTAAGGACCAAGTGAAGGTAGTCAAAGGTTTACTAGCAAAGGCACCAAATGTGGCGATTAAAGAGGCGTATGAGGAGCGACTAGCCAAAATGACGACAGGTGTTGCGGTAGTGAGAGTCGGTGCGAAAACCGAAACTGAAGCAAGGGAGAAGGTGGAGCGTGTTAAAGATGCCGTAGGGGCAGCAAAATCAGCCCTAGAAGAGGGAATTGTTGCGGGGAGTGGTATTACGTTTCTTAGACTTGCGCAAGCAATTAAGGGTGATTCTGACGGTGCTAGGCTTATGCGTGAAGTATTGGAACAGCCAATGAGAAAAGTAATGTTGAATTGTGGAGAATCTCAAAAGACTATCGGCGAGATTATGACAAGTATCAAAAAAAACGGGAAATACAAAGAAGGGTACGAGGCTATGGGCGGGAAGGTAGTCGACCTCATGGAAGCAGGGATTATCGATCCGACTAAGGTTGTAAGATTGTGTATGGAAAATGCGGTATCTGTGGGTACTATGATACTCACGATTAGCAGACTAATTCCAATGCAAGAGATGCCACCGCGAGAATGAAATCGCTACTAGTACAGGTTATAGCCGTGTACGAGGGGGAAAATGTAACGTATTTTACCCTAGAAGGGGTAGAAATTGGTAGAATGAAGGGTGGTGCCATTGAAGAAAAACAGGTCGAGACAGTAGAAACAAGGAAGGTTGGGGGTGTGGTGACAGCGAAAAGCCCACAACAAGTGGCGGATGAGAGGGATGGGGCAGAGCAGAAATTAGTTGACGAATTGATACATGGGAAAGACTAAGTGTCCGAGGGGTTGCGGTAGGGATGCGACAATTCATAGCCGACTAGGTGTACTCCCCTGTAAGCAGTGTATGGAAGCAGACAGAGGTACGGATTTACCACAACTGCCAGAGTTTGCGACACAATCTCAATCCGACAGGGTGAACTACGAGAGAACTAAACACGAAAAGGACGTTTTACAGCCGTGGACGACAGGGAATAAGGTGAATGTCGATTTTGCTAAGGCATACCCTAGTAAGTTGAAGGACTATTTTACTCAAGATCAATTAAAGGGATTGTAGTATGGGAAAAGATATTAAGAAAAGGTTACAGAATAAAAAGCTTAAGAGGCTTGGCATAGGGATGAAGTGGCAAAGGCATTTTAGTTCACAAGAAGCGTGGCAAAAGGCGGTAAGTTTAGTGAAGTAGCAGAATGGAGAACACGGGTAAAAACACGGGAGGAGTTACAGGTAAAGGGTTTGATGTTAGTGGACAACCCCATCCAGAACAGAAGAAAGCGGGGTGGGAAAGAAGACGTGTGGCGCAGGAGATGATGGACTTGTACGAAAAGTACCAAGGAATGAACTACGCACAGTTTCTAGCAATAAAAAAGGATATTAAGCTAAATCCAGAGAGTTATACGGTACGAGAAGTTGATATGTTTAGGTATGCAAGAAGCCCGAAGTTTGTACTACACAGGATAGAGTTACATATTAGCAAAGCTCCTCAAAACATCGAAATGACGGGCAAAGATGGGGGTGCTATCGAGACGAAGCAGGTGCTAACACCAGAACAACGAGAGGAGTTGTCGGAAGTATTCACGAAGAAGTTTGAAGAATTGATGCGTAAATGATGTTTGTGAAATGTATGTTGGGTATCGCATTTCTTCGGGGGTAGTATACGGGAACTGCGGGATTTAAGATTATGTAATGTTTCACGATGGGAATAGAATCAGTGATGGATGAAGTGAACCCTTTGGCGTTCATTTCTAATAATCAAATACGCAACGAAAACGGTGAAGTAATGGAGTTCAAAGACCATGCGTTCATCATACGACCCTATAAAGACATGACACCAGAGCAGGTGATTATGAAGCCCTCGCAAATCGGGTGGAGTGTACTAGGAATCAATAAAAGTTTGTGGATGGCGAAGTACATGGAAGCGAATGTCGTCTACACACTTCCAAGCAAGAGCGTAGTGAAAGACTTTGTAATGCCGAAGGTAGACCCGATAATCATGCAGAACCCCGTGTATCAGTCATGGATGGGAAAGACAGACAGTGTGGCACTCAAAGCCGTGGGAAACAGGTTCGTATACTTTAGAGGAAGCTGGGAAGAGGCGGTGGCGATTTCTATATCCGCCCACATTTTGATTAACGATGAGGTGGATCGTTCAAATCAGAAAGTTCTACAAATTTACCGAAGCCGACTTGATGACGCGAAGCGTATGCGACCCGACTTAGGTTTCGTGTGGCAGTTTAGCAACCCAAGTATTCCCGGATATGGTGTTGACGAGAAGTGGCAGGTATCGGATAAAAAACACTGGTTTATCACTTGTCCACACTGTAACAACAAGTTCTACATGAAATACCCTGATAATATCGACTTGAAGCGTGGAATCTATATGTGTACAAAATGTGGAAGAGAAATAGACAATGAAACTAGAAGGACAGGGGAGTGGGTTAAAAAACACCTAGACAAGGAGGTTTCGGGTTATTGGTTGTCGCAAATGATGATACCGTGGCACAGTGCTAAGAAGATTATTGCAGACAGCAAGGGGGATCAGCAGGTGTTCAACAACTTCACGTTAGGGTTACCGTACATTTCAGGTGATGCTGGAATAACAAGGCAGAATATAATTGATTGTCTAGCCCCCGGTAGCAATCCGATGACCGATGTATGTATGGGAGTTGACAATGGAGTTGTTAAAACAGTTGTAATTGGCAATGTGTTTGGGATATTTAGAGTCTACGAAACAGACGATTGGCAAAAGGTAGAAGACGATATAGTCAGGTATAACGCATACTGCGTGATAGATAGCAATCCATTCCCGACCATACCTATGAAGCTGGCGCAGAAGTATCACGGAAAAGTGTTCGTGCATTTTTTCACACAGGAACAAAAGGACTTACAGGTCATTAAGTGGGGGTCGGGTGAAAAACAATACACCGTAACTTCAGACAGAACAAAGATCATTGACCGAGTTGTATCAGAACTACAACAGAAAGAGATTGTATTTAATATGGTGGGAAGTGAACTAGAAACGTATATCACCCATTGGTTACAGCTCTACAGAACGGTAGAAGAAAACGAGAAGGGTATGCAACGACCTGTTTGGAAGACTATAGAGGGGAGAGCCGACCATTTCTGTTTTGCCACAACGTATTTCAGAATTGCGATGGAAAAAACATTCAGTGGTGGGGGTGTTGTGCGACCTACTATCAAAAAGGATAACGAGAGTGTTACAATTTCACCAGAGGGAACAGTACCGAGTATAGATACGAAGGACATAATAGCAAGGTTAAATAAAGGTAGAAGGGGTTGGAAAACAAGATGATAGAAATCAAAGTAAAAGGAACAAATCGGACAGACAATCGTGAGATGGTGACTGTTGTGATTAATCAGAACAGACCCACCGAGCAGAAGAACTTTCATTGTGTCAGGTGCGGAAAGCCGATGTTTACCTACTACCATGAACTACTTATACTTGTGTTTGACGAGGTAGTCGAGGAGAAAAGACCGATAGATATATTTTGTAACCGTTGTGGATTCTGCCACAGGGTCGTATAATAGAATATGCAGCTATCACCAAACATGGTTAATAATTTCGACTCAGACGAGAGAATTGAGGGAGTTTTGGCTGAACAGGGGGATACTCTAGGACTTGAACTCACTGACCAACAGGTCGCAAGTATAATCGGACACCGAGTAGAAGACGCTGTTGCGTGGTGGAACGAGAAGTTGAACCTTGATGAGGTCAGAAAGCGTGGCGAGAAGTACTACCTTAATGAATCATACCAAGAGAGCGACCTATACGACTACCAAGTACCATACAAGAACAATAGAATCATTACGGCAGTAGAGACTTTAGTTCCAATGATTACGTCTCAGCCAGCCGAGCCGATAGTTACGGAGGCACAAGATACCGATGAATCACGAGAGTTAGCACAGGACTTGGGTAACGTACTTCTTGCTATGTACGAAGATCAGTACATGAAGCAGAAACTCTCAATGGCTGCCAGACATCTCATGGTAGGTAAAAGAATCGCAGTGATAAAGTACCGTTTTGACCCGACAAAGGGCAAGTTGCGAGAGGACGGTTCTAGGCGTGGTGAAATCGTTACCGAAGTCGTAAGACCAGAAAAGGTAGTATTTGAGCAACAATCGACGGACCCCGATAATGTGGGGCTTATTGCCGAGTACCTTACGTCAACCATTGAGGAATTATGTGTTAGATTTCCCGATAAGAAAGACGAGATATACCAAAAATTCGATATTAAGCGTGGAGTGAGAAGCCAAACATCAAGAATCATAGGGCACATGGAGGTCTGGTTTACCTATTATGATTCACAAAACAAAAGAAAGGAAGCGGTTGCGTGGAAAATCGACCAGCTTATACTTGGCAAGGCGAAGAATCCGAACTGGAACTATGGCGAGATGCAACAGATCGAACAAGGAATTAGGAGCCTGAACTTCTTTAGTGAGCCACACAAACCATATATCGTGGTTAATCACCTCAATCTCGGCAAATACATTATTGACGACACATCGTTCATGGACCAGTCCATTCCCCTACAGGACACATTAAACAAGAGGGGAAGGCAGATTGTAGAGAACGCAGACCAAGCGTCAAGCGGTAGAGTTCTTAACGAGGACATGATTAGCCAAGACGATGCTGCGAAACTCATTGGCGACCCATCAGAAATTATTATGGTGAAAGGTGACGTGAGGGCTGCTGCTGCAAGACTCCCCATCAATCAGTTACCAAACTACGTTACAGAAGACAAATATGATGCACGAGCAGAGATAGACAACTTGTTTGGAGCCAACGCTCCTATTCGAGGAGAAAACAGTGGAATCAAGACCCTAGGACAGGAGGTAATCAGCCAACGTGCCAACTTGGGTAGACTTCAGACCATTGCCGATTCTATCGAGGACGCTATGGACCGACTATACAAGGCGTGGATTCAGATGATGATGGTGTATTGGGACGAGCCAGAGATTGTCAGATTTCAGGATTCGGCAGGTAAAACTCAGTTCATAGAGTGGAGTAGAGATAAGATTGAGGACGGTATTCAGGTACGAGTAAAGGCAGGGTCAGTCATGCCGAAGGATAAACAAACAATCAAGAACGAAACTATGCAGTTAGCGGGCATACTTGACCCATTAACACTTGCCGAGGGACTTGATAAGGAAAATCCGAAAGAGGTTGCGCGAAGAATACTGTACTACCGATTTGAGTATCCGAAGTATCTTGCGTTACTTGGAGAAGAGGGTACGGAACACGACAGTAAAGCAATGGACGACATTATGGCATTAATAGGCGGACAAAACATTGAAGTTCCGGCATCACCAAGCAAGAAGTACCTATTCACCCTAGAGTTATTCTTAAAGAGCCGGAAGTTCAACGAACTAGACGAGCAACAGAAACAATCAATTATCGGCTTTATGCAACAAGTTATGATGAATGCCAAGCAAGGAATAGGTGAACAGTCACAAATGGAACCGCAAGGAGAAATGCCTATGGAAGAACCTACAGAAGAACTACCACCAGAAGAACTACCTACAGAGGAGCCACAGATACCGGAACCTACACCAGAGCCAGAGTCTACGCCTATGGCGACCCCACCTACGGGGAATATACTACAACGTGGATTACAGGGCTTAATGGCACGTTTGCGAGGTGGAAAGTAGTGGATATTGACATTAGTGTTATTACTCACTTATAATGTACTACAGTCAGAGGTCACTTCAGACCCAGCATTACTGAAATGCGAAGTTTGATTATTTAACACATATAAAAACCTATGGCTGCATTTACGCAAAGGGTTATTTCTATAACCCAAGACACGATTGTTCCAAAGGTGTTTGACCAGTATTTGTCAGACAACTTTGTCACTTATCGTTTTATTTCCAATGGTAAGAAATGGTCAGGAGAAACTCTAAAGTTTCCTGTCAAAATCGCCAAGAACAATCTCGGTGGTTCATTCTCAGGACTTGACCAACACAGCACCTCGACTGTTGAAACGAGAATTACCCTATCCTACGATGCACGGGCTTACGAAATCCCCGTTGCAGTACCGGGATTGGAAAAGCTGGTAAACGGCGTTTCTGAATCACGAGTTCTGGATATTATAAAAGTAGAGATGGAATCTTCGGCAAACGATGCCGCAGATGATGTTGCTGATATGTTCTATGGTGACGGAACAGGCAACTCTAGCAAGGACTTTAACGGACTTGGTAACTTGAACGATGACGGTACTACGGCTGCAACAGTCGGAAATCAGTCACGAACGACCTATCCAGTTCTTGCTGGTACACGAACCGCATCAGGCGGAACTATGACTTTAACGAAACTTGACAACCTTTACACAGGGGTATCAGGTGGATCGGCAACAAGACAAAAGCCAACGATTATAGTCTCCGATGAGACAGTCTGGAACTTGGGTACATCACTCTTGGCTCCAACTGTTCAGGCGAACTATCAGGCTAACGGGTATCCTATGGTTACTCGAACGAGTCGTGGTGCAATGTCTGCTGGTGATCTTAAAGGCGCACTTGGATTCACCTCGATTATATATCGTGGCGTTCCGTGGATTGCTGATGAGAAATCAACCTCACAGACCGTTTGGTTTGTAAACGAGGAATACCTTAACTGGTACGGACTTAAAGATCCAGATATGCAAGGTGTCGTTGCTGGTGGAAACGTAGACGGTGTCTACGCAGAAATGCCGGGAGCCAACACTGGATTGCAGTTTAGTGGAATGATGAAGCCCGTTAATCAGTACGGTGAAGTTGGACACATCTATCTATTCGGAAACTTAGTTACTACACAGCCACGCCGACAAGGACGATTGACTGGTGTTACTGGAGTCTAGTTTATTTAATACATAGGAGATAAATATGGAAAACCTAATATCACAAGCAATCTATGACGAGAGCCAGTACCAACAGCACGTCTTGGGCGCTTGGGGGATTGACAAGTACGGTAATAAATACCGATACGTCAAGGCAGGGGCATCTGCACTTGTTGCAGGGAACCTCTTGCAAGAGCCGGCAGAGGACACCAACTTTAGAAGCATGGCGGTTTACGCTGCTGCGGCTATTGGTGACGAGTCCGTTCAGGTCACTCTTGGAGGAACTGCGGTTACCGCAAACCTCTTTGACGAGGGAGAATTGTATGTCGAATCGTCAACTGGTATCGGTCAACACTTCCGAATCGAGAGACATGATGTCCAAGCGACCACAACGGGTGTTTGTACATTTTACTTGGATCGACCTCTAAAAGTCGCATTGACAACTTCTTCGCAGGTTACGGTTCGCAAGAACCCATACAAGGGCGTTATCCAATTCCCAACTACCAAAACTGGTGGTGCGGTTGGTGCAGCTCTTTATGCAATGACGGCAAACTACTTCGGCTGGATTCAGTCGGGTGGTCCAACTGCGGTTCTCTTTGACACGGGTGGAAACACAGCAGCAGACGCTGGTGCGGTTTCTCCGTCTCAAGCGGTAGCCGGTTCGGTAAAGGTGTTCGCTACATCATCTGATGTTGTTGGAAATGCGATTGAAGTCGCATCTGTAGACAGCACGGTTGGTCTAGTGCATCTTATCATCGACTAGTACAAGTTAGTGCAAATTGACGAGTTAATTCAGGATTTGCAGGTAAGGTTAAGATACCCCCTGCAATATGGGGGTATCTTAATTTAATAAGGATTAAAATGGCTAAGAAGGCAAAGAAAGCAGAAGGAGATGGGGGATTCTATAAGGGCTACGATATGAAGTGGCTCAGAAAAGAAGTCGATCATCCAGATTTCTACTTGGTAGCGGAATACGATAAATTAGTTAAGAAAGATAAATAACATGGGAAAAGCACGAGATTATATTCCAGCACTTAAATACGGACACAAAATTATGCCCGAAGATGTCGCTGGTATGGTAGGTATTCCTTATGTTGGCGAGATTTTCTATATCGACCCATCGGCAGGAAGTGACTCGGCGAACGCCGGTAAAAGCCAAGATGACGCATTTGCGACAGTTACTGCTGCTTATGCTGCAATGACTGACGGAGCGCAAGATGTCGCAATTATCGCTCCCTCAGACGGGACTGGTAGAACTTCGGAAACAGCATCAGTTACTTGGGCGAAGCGATTTGCTCACTTGATCGGTAGCGCAGCTCCAACGGTTCAAGACGTAAGAGCAGGGTTTGGTATGGCGGCAGGCACGACCTTCACAATCTCTGAGAACGGTTGTATTTTCAAGAACTTGACTCAAACACAAACGGCTGATGTCAATGAACCAGTCACAATTACCGGAGATTACAACTTCTTCGCAGGAGTTGACTTTAAGGGATCGTTGAACGCGACTACAGGTGATGACGCAGCAATGCGTGCATTGAACTTGGACGCAGGACAAGAAAACTACTTTGTAGGTTGTACGTTCGGACAAGACACTGTTATGCGAGGTGGTGCAGCCAACGCAACTGTCGAGTTTGAGAACGCAGCTTCACGAAACGTATTTGAGAACTGTAGATTTATTGCTGCGATTGACGGGGCAACTCCAACGCACGTTCTCTTTACAGGAACTTCGGCAATTGACCGATGGATAGAGTTTAGAGACTGTAGTTTCTATTCGTTCTCAGCAAACGATGGCACAGCCATGACTGCATGTATGAACCTTTCGGCTCAGACGGCAACAGGGCACGTTCTAGTAACAGGGCTTCCATTCTTGGGTACTGGAATCACCGACTGGGAAGCAACAGCTTCTGGTCGTATTCAAATGCAGGGCTTCACCAACACGACAAACGTCATTGGTATTGCTCTTCATCCAGCAGTATCATAGCTTTGGTCATGAGGGGGGTGAGGCAGCTCACTCCCCATTCCTTAATAAGTTAAAAGAATTAGTATGCCGAAGTACGATGATGCAATTTCACGAGATGCCAATCATCAGGTGTTTGACAGTAATGAGGCGTTTCTGTTGATTGCTCCGTGGACTTTTGTAACAGCAACAACAGGGGCAACTGGCGCACACACGTTATTTACCGTAACGGGTGATATTCTTGCAACAGTGTTTGGTGTTTGTACGGTCAACCTTGCGGGAGCAGCGACATTAGAAGTTGGTGTAGCAAGCAACACGGCACAGCTTTTGGCGCAGATTGCAAACACTACGACACTTGACGCAGGGGACGTTTATGTTGATGCAGACACAGAGGTCGGGGCGGGTGTTATTCCACACCCCCAAATAGTCGGAGGTGGAGCAGATATTATTGCAACGATAGGATCGACGGCTATAACAGCAGGACAGGTGAACTTCTATTTGCTTTATCGTCCATTGTCTTCGGATGCGGCGGTGTCTGTTACTACTCCTGCATAAGTGCTAGAATAGTTTTAGTGAAAGACCTATCCTCTATCAAAAAGGCAGCGTTAGAAAAGTCTGCACGACTAAATAGAGATACGGCAGAAGTAGTTAGTACCAATATCCCTAATGTTAGGGTTTCAGTTTCAACCAAGCAAAAACAGAAGTCGATACTGAAAGTTATTGACGAACGCAATAAGGAATTGGGTGAACTAAACAAAACTGCACAACTAGTAAAAGAGGATGCACAAACTTACAGTGCTAATGCTATTGCGGAGGCTCAGAAGAAGGCTCAGGACATTATCAATCGTGCTAAGAAAATAGAGGTATCCGCAGCAAGTACCAAACTATCGGTGGAAAAGCAAGAGCAGAATGCGCTGGAAATGCTAAATCGAGCAAAAATGGCTCAAAATCAAACGGAAGAAGAAAAACGGCACGTTGATACCCTCAAAGAGGAGCTAAAAGAGGGGAAAGCACTGACAATAGCAAGGAATAACGAGTTGCGACAAGCTATCAAACAGGTGGAGCAGGTTTTGGGTGGGCTTACAGAGTTGATACAAGCGATTTCTAGCAAGTTAGAACCTATAGTAGACGACTTAGACAGTGGGGAGGCACGTTTACAGGAAATGAGTGCTGTTTACGCCACCCTAGCGGTAATGATCGAGAGAGAATTGACCGAAATTGAGGCAAAAGAACAGTTCCTAGACGCAAGAGGTATACAACAAGACAAACAGTGGGCTATAATTAAAGATAATCGTCGTCAGTTGGAATTGACAGCAAATGAATTAAGAACAAAAGCAAATGGCAAGTGACAATGCGACCCCGACAAGTAATCACGGACCAGCGAGCTTGATGCTTGGATACTCCAATGCAGAAAATGGCGACATGATTGCTCCTAGACTGGACTCTGCCACATTCAGGATGTTGGTTTCTGCACTTACGGTTACTGAACCGTCAACATCCGGTGGACTTTCGATATTTAGAAGCATTGATCTAGACGAAACCGAAGAAGCGGTTAAAGCCAGTGCGGGACAAATTTACGGATACTACATATACAATAATGCGGCAACTACTCACTTTATCAAGTTCTATAACGCAACGGTCGCAAACGTAACCGTCGGAACTACAACGCCGGTATTGACTATACCTCTTCCGCCGGGCGCAGCCGCAAATGCCTACTCAGATATCGGTATTGAGTTCGATACGGCAATCACCGTGGCGGCTACGACTGGAATAGCCGATAACGACACTGGAACTCCAGCAGTAAACGCCGTAACGATAAATGTGCTTTTTTCTTAGATGTCGGAAGTAATTGACTACTATGCAGAGACCAACACAAACCTCGGAAATGTGTTGGATGAGCTCCCGTATCTAACCTATTTCGGGCAGTCTTTTATGGGTAATGGGTGCAAAGTGACCGAGGCGCAATTATATCTTGTAAAGGTAGCGGGAGCAACAGGTACATTGAGGGTCAAAATTTACGAGCATGACGGTGTATATGGGACGTCCTCGGTAGGAGTTGGGAACCCAATATGTACGTCCGACAGCGTGGACGTAGGAGTGTCAGTTCAAACCGCATATTCGCTCATATCGTTTCCTTTTACTGGCGGTGACCAGAAAGTGTTACACAATGGTGTACCCTATTTATTATTAGCCACAGTTACCGGAAATGTGGGCAATATATTTGTTGGGGTGGACAATAGTTCGCCTACCCACGGTGGTAACGAAGTATTGTTGTTCCAGACTTCTTGGTACCCCAATACCAATGATATGTGCTTCTATGTTTACGGAGAACCTGTGACAACAGCCCATATACTTGGATTGAGTGGAGTTGGAACATGAGAGATTTTGAGAAAATTAGACACGCATTTGACGAAGGAAAGAAGACGGTGAGTACAGCCGAGACGGACACGATTATTAGTAAAAAGGCGAGGGAATTACAGGAGTTAAACTCGGAGCTAGAGAAGAAGAAGCAGGGTGCAATTATTGTTGGGCAATCCATAGTTGAACAGGCACGAAAGGAGGCGAGTGACATTATTGACCGTGTTTCACAGGTAGAAAGCGAGATGAGCATAGCCAAAAACACGCTAGACACGCAGTTGACGAAAGTGCAAAAGGAGCTGGAGAAGTTAAAGGAATCACAATCAAAGACCGCAGAAAAGAATAGGCAACTAGATAATCTAAGGCTAGAGATTGAGGAATCAAAGCGAAAGGCAGAGCAGTCGGGCATAGACATTATTGCAGAAGCCGAGAAACGTGCAGACGAGACACTAAAACAGGCGAAACAGATAAAAGACAAGAACGCCAAGTTACAAAACGAGTTGCAGGTTCAAGTTCGTGAATCAAGGGATACTACCAAGAGGATAAAACAGGCTCAAAAACGAATCGAGGACAGTGAGCAGACTATTCTATCAGAACAGCACAACACAATAGAAATTGGCAAAGAACAGGAACGATTAAGAGTAGAAATACAGGGGCAACTCAATCAGGTAACATCAACCCTAGAAAGGCTGTCTGCTATTATGCTGTTTGTATCAGGGGAAGTAGCACCAATAATAGAGAGAATATGTAACGGCCAAGTAGACGTTGAAAAAGCGGTCAAACAGTTAGAAGAATCACGATTACTATTACTTGCCGAAAAGCAACGTCTTGACGCACAAAAAGAGTTCCAAGAGCAAAGGGATATACAGTTAGACGAAAAATCGGCTATAATAAAAGAACAAAGAGTTCAATTAGATACTGCTATCAAGGAGAAAAATGTCTAACGAAATCATCTCGCCAACGAGTAACCATGGGGCTGGTGCAATAATAGGTGGTGTATCTTCGGTCGACGAGGTATCACAGATAAACGTCAGGATAGACCCGACGACAAAGAGGGTACTTACTTCTGCGAGTATCGCTGGCGATTTGCCCCTTCCCACAGGAGCCGCTACAAGTGCGAAACAGGATGCTCAAACGACCTTACTTCAAGGAATAGCGGGGTTTACTATTACTGGATATGACTACATCGCCCTTACATACGTTGCAGCAGGTAACGGAGCTGGAGAGATTGAAACTGCCGTCTTCAAGACTGGAGGGTCTGGTGGTACAACTATTGCAACTTTAACTTTAGCATATAATAGTAGTAATGAAATTAGTAGTGTAACAAAAACATGAGCTTAACATTAAACCCAACAACAGGAAAACTGGATGTCATTAAGAAAATAATGACCGTTGATACGGAGGCAGTTATATTGGCTAAAACACCAAAGTCAGGAAACACAGCCTACGGCACAGATACCCAGTTCTTCTATGTAGCAGATGGTAGTGCTTGGCGTAGAGCTTCACTAAAGTTCTATACAGACAGTGCTAACCCTGATATGGGGGCAATGCAAAACAATAGTAAAGACGGTTATTACGCAGATGCAATTACAGATAAATTGTTAGCCAATGTTTTACTCGGCAGTAATGTTAGGAACGAAAATGGAGCAATTAGAGTTAATACAACTAGCGATCCAGATACTTTTGAGATTTATTTACGGGGGGCTTGGTATAAGATTATTTATGATTTAACAGTTGCTAGCGGAGATTTTAGACACGCTCCTATTTCTAACGCAATCTATGTTTGGCGTGGGGATAGTGTGGATACTGGTCTTAATGGTCAACC